ATGACTGACACGGCTCGGGCGGTAGAACGCCTCACACAAACACACACCGTCCACCTCGACGGCGCAGAGTACGAATGCGCTCCCCTGCTCGAGCAGCTACGCGACGCGATCTCATCATCCATGGGCGGCGGCTCGGGCGGCGGGGGCGGCGCCGGCGGCAACCTCATCAACGCTGAAGCGCTCGGCCTCTGGCAGCACATCGAGGACATCGCACGCGCATGGCTCAACGAATGGCGACTCCCCCACGCCGGCGACCTCATCAACGTCGTGCCACGCTTCGCGCAAGCCACCCAGGCACAGCACGCGGCCGGCGCGATCGATGACGACATGCGCGACGAGCTCGACGCGGCGTTCGGGAAGTGGATCTACCGAATCGAAGACCTCTTTGACCCTCCACACCAGAAGGAACTCACCGCCCCGTGCCCATCATGCGGGGAACGCCACCACCTATCCCAGGAGAAGGACAAGCAAGGCCGCGTCATCGAGACTCGCCAGCTTGCCGCCGTGACCATCCCGGTGAAGCGAGGCCGTGCCGTGATCGCCGAGTGCCGCTGCTGCGGGGCCATGTGGTCGACAGAGACAGAGTTGGTCGCACTCGCTGAGGCTATGGGTATCGAAGTCGACGTCGTGGCCCTGCGTGCGCTCGCCGCCGCGCCACTCGAAGATGTGTTTGCAACATAGCTTCGATCATGGTACATTTGTACCACGCAGGAGAAGTGTCCCCGGAAGCCATTACGGCCCCGGGGATTCTTCATTTCTGCGCCCACAACTGAATAGCCCGCACACCGGTGCGGGCACTCGGGTAGTTAGCTCATCTGGTAGAGCGCCGGTCTCCAAAACCGGAGGTGGCAGGTTCGAGACCTGCACGACCCGCGGCGGTACGCGCATGCGTCGAAGACAAAGCTGCTGATCAGGCCTTACGGGTAGACGTTTCCGGGCAACCATGAAACGGTGGAAGAGAGAACTCAAAGCAGAGAGCCAACCCGTCAAGGGAGGAAACATGACTGACGAGTCCAGCCGGAACAAACAGCTCGCGAACCAGATGCAAGTCTGGGCAGCCATAGCGCTCATCATCGGCGTGGTCGGGGGTGCGTTCCTGCCGAACCTCGCTCTCTTCTTCCGCCCCAACATTCAGGAAGCCTGGCAGGTCATCCAGCCCATCGGGTCGCTGCTATCTCAGTTCGCACTACCGCTTGCCGCTGCACTACTCGTAGGAGCCATTGTGCTACGCCAGATGCCGGACCGCTCACAGGAGAGCTGAGGCCAGGCCCACCTGGCTCTCTAGCCCAACTGGCAGAGGCAGCGGATTCAAACCCCGCACAGTCCGAGTTCAAATCTCGGGAGAGCCACGACGGCTACGAGCGCTCAGGGTGGTGTTGAGAGTAGCCAGTACTCGCGGTTCAATTCCGCGCCAACACCGCCCACCTTCTCTCCCCCGGGGTGACGGGATGACGCACACACCCTATTCAAGCTGGACGCTCTCGAGCCAGCACCCACGGTGTGTGCGCGAAGCGGCGGCGCAAGAACGTGCTGGCTCACGACCCAGCTTGCGTACCTCGCTACGGGTAGGGGCACTCCCGGCTCGCCCCCTACACAGCGTTGACGACTGGTCGGTGGATACGGCATGACTAAACACAATACCTCGCACCACACCACAGGGGGCTTGACATGCTGAAAGCAGGACAGCTCACTGATCTAAGCAAAGCCTCACCAGAAGACCAAGAAACCATCTGGTGGGTGTTGAGCCGCATGCAGTTAGAGCTCGAGTCCTACATGAGACAAGGCTTTGGAGAGCCGGGACCAGTGGAGACGCATGGGCTCGCGGCGCACAAAGTGCAGACCTACATCAAATCACTGTTTCGGGAGCTAGACCTCACGAGCCCGTAATCATCTTGGTTGCAACTCCGCCGACGATACTCGCCAAGGTCTGAGCGAACGTGTCTCTGCCGAACCGGGTGGCGGCCGAACTCCATGTGCCTTTGTTTTCGGTAAACTCTTCGGCTGCGAACACTGCAATCCAGAGGTGTTGGAGGTCTTCCCTGAGCGCCTCAGCATCCCGGTGTTCCAAGGCGTGCTCAACTGCAGCAAGGAGATGCTCTATGTATGCCCTGAAGTCGTTATCCAGCGTGTCGTCTGCCGAAAGAGCTTCGCGGATGATTGCGAGCAGCTCGTGGACACGGTCGGCAGCCAGGGGCGGCGTTACGCTCTGAGCCATGTCGATCATGTCAGCGAGCATCTCAAGTGCGTCCAAGCTCGCTTCCGGGAAAGCTCGTTCGGGGTCCAGCGGGGCATCCCACCCAGCCGGGTATGCAAGCACGGATTTCACCCACTGCGCCGCACGCTTTCTCGGGATGCCTACGTTCCGGTTAGCTGCTTCCCATTCATCCAGGATGGCGTCTACAGATTCGAGGAGCGAAACCGCTTCCCTCGTTTGAGACAGGAACCCGCTTCCACGAACCCTCTCAGCTGTCGGCCGCGAGGTAGCGTCAATTGCCGCTTTCCATCTCACAAGGATCGCATGTAATTCACGTGCTGGATTCGACATACACCCCACTCTATCCGCGCACCCGACCCACTTCCCGCGCGTGACGGGACCGACTGGCTCTGTGGGTACGCCACGGGCCCAGGAAGCGGGCATGACGGTAGACGTTCCCAGCTACAAGCGATCATGCACGGTCGCATCACGCCGTACTCGACCAGTAAAAGGAACTTCGTTCGAGAGCCGGTGGCGACAAGGCGCGCACTCAGATGATGATGCGAGCGCCCTGCGGGTCTATGCCAGGACAGGGAACCCACTGAATCCGTATTGTGCGCCATCTGGACGAAACTGCACGGTCTCCGAATAGTTTCTAGACACAACCTCGTCGGTCTCGTTCTGTTGCCACCAATGGTCAATCGCACGACAAATGCTCTCGCAGAATCGGCGAAGATCAAGGTTGTATGTCTCGCCAAATGTGTTCATATGGAGCACTATGTTGTTAGGGACAGGAAGCGAAAACACAATACGGTCATACGTTTTCCCTTGATACTTACCCTGGTGAAGCATCCCGCATCGGAGCTTGTAGACATCTTCAGCACTAAGCCCGATGTCAGAGGCGCGGTTTTCCACCCAGCGCTTATATTGCGCGCCTGACGTTTCCCCATTGTCGGATGAGAGAGCACTGCATATGTCGATTCCTGCGAGGGCAGTGAACAGCGCGGGAACCCAGAGCTCAGCCTCGAGCGCACGTCGCACATCTTTCGTTACATAGAACATCAGGTAACTCTACCTCCGCAGTTCTGCTCCCACGCGCGGCAGTACGCCACCCCTATTCTTCCTCCGCGCCGTACCGCTGACAACACCCATCGAACCCGGGTACGAGCGCGGAGGAACCTACTTACGGAGGCCGACCGTGGAAACCCTGCACGCCGTACTGCTCCTCATCGGAGCACACTACGTCGCTGACTTCGCCATGCAGAACGACTACGTGGCGACCGCGAAGGCAGACACGAAACGGCCCGACTGGATCCACGCACTCACCGCACACTCGGCACACCATGCAGTAGCTGCTGGTGTCACACTCGCTGTCCTCGGACTCCCGTGGATGTTCGGAGCACTCTTCACTGGCATCACGCACTGGCTCATCGACTATGGCAAGGCAGTACGCGGCTGGTACGGCTACCACGCAGACCAGGGCATGCACACGGGCGTAGCGATCGGCCTCGCCACGGCGTTAACAATATGACGGAGGCATTGATGAGCCCGAGCAGCACCATCCGCAGGGAGCGCACCAACCGCCGCGCCTGGGCGTACAAGCCATGGCTCAGCATCGGCCGCCCGACCACTATCGGGCACGACGAATGGTCCCGCTACACGCTCGCCATCGGCTTCGGTTTCACAGGACGCATCATCATCGCTCTCCGCGGCTGCGGCGACCACGCATGCATGCGGCAGACGATCGCCTACACGCGATGGCTCGAGGAGGAGCAGGAAGATGAGTGACCAGCACGTCATTGATACTCCCCCACCAGGGAAAATTGAACTCACCGTAGGCGGTCAGCTCGTCGACATCACTGAGCTTGGCAGCATCCTCACCGCCGCCGGCGAGTCAATCAATGCTTGCTTCGGCACTGCCGACAGCGCTGCCGAGTACCGCCGGAGAGCAGAAGCAGCAGAGGCCAAGCTTGAACAGCTGGCCGACCTCGTGAACTTCCACGGCACCCTCGCCAACCGCGATGGCGGCAAGGTCATTCTCCTCGACTGGGCACACCTCACCAAGATCATGAATGGGACACGCGATGAGTGAGCAAACCAAGGCCGCACTAGACGCAGCCCTCGAAGCGCACATCGCAGACGAATGCGACGGCATGCTCACCGCATACATCCTCCAAGCCGAGTACACCAGCCCCCACTTGATGGACGACCGCAGCACAGGCTACTTCCGCGCTATCGGCGAACGTCAGTCCTTCACGACCACGCTCGGCCTCACACGCTACCTCGACGAGACCGTGACCGCGCTCACCGCAGGAGTGATAGCTGATGAGTGACCAACCCGCTTGTGAAGGCTGCGGCCGCCGCTACCCATCCGTACGCGCCGCGATGCTCTGCTGTGTCGAGGAATACCGGGGCGGCCGATACACCGAGGAGCAACGATGAACGCGATAGTCGTGGAGGCCGGCGGTGTCAGGGTCGACGGCACTCTCATCCCGGGGCACAGGATCCTGGAAAACCCAGTGATCAGACGCAGCGGACCTACAACTCTCGGGCCATCGATCACGCTCACGATCTACGCCGACACCGTGACTATCTCAGACGCAGCCAAAGCACTAGGCCGCAACGTCATCGAGATACACGGGGACCAGGCATAAGCGGTACGGCACTGACTCCAACCGCCAACCTGGTCAGCACCATCTGCGGAGGCAACCATGCGAGTCTGCTCCACCCCAGGATGCCCAACCGTCTACCCACGGCATGAGGGTAGCCGGTGTGCCACCCATAGGGCCCAAGCCGATCGGGCAAGAGGCACCGCGACACAGCGCGGCTATAACAGCCGAGGGCACCAAGCCTTCCGCACCGCAGTCATCCAGCGCGACCCCATCTGCGTCGTCTGCCACCTCAACCCCAGCACTGTTGCCGACCACCACCCACGCAGCAGACGCGAACTCACCGACCTCGCACTCAACCCCAACAACCCAGAGTACGGACGTGGACTCTGCCACGACTGCCACTCACGCGAAACAGCAGCCAACCAACCCGGCGGCTGGCACCAAGGCTAAGCACCACCTGTTGACCAAGGCGCACACCAGGGGGTACCCCCACCCTGTATCCGAGTCACAGGACCGCCGGGGAGGGCTGTAAATGGTGCGGAGGGTTCAAAACTTTCGCCCTTGCCCGTTCTGGCTCCCTTGATCTGCTCTGAGAGGCGGTGATTGCTTATGGCTTCTGGTGGTGCTCGCAATCGTTCTGGCCCTCAGCCTGATCCGCGTTCTGGTCGTTCTGATCGGCGCGGTCTGAAGTTCAACCAGCTCCCTGGTGAGGGGTGGGCTGGTGTTGCTCCTGAGTTCCCTCTGCCTGAGATGTCGCGTTATGCGTGGGAGGTTGACGAGGACGGGAAGCGTCGCGAAGTGTACGACTCGGATCTGACGCAGGAGTTTCGATCGCGTGAGGTTGAGGTGTGGCTTGAGGCTTGGCTCACCCCGCAGGCAGCGATGTGGTCTGAGGAGTCTTGGCGGTGGCAGATTGTCGCCGAGTACTGCCGGTTGAAGACCGTTGTTGAGATGCGGCCTGATGCGAACGCCGCTTTGGTGGCTCAGTTGCACAGGTTTCGTGACCAGATTGGTTTGACGCCTGCTGGCCTTCGCGAGAACGGCTGGGAGATCGTCGCAGATGAGAGTGCCGGTAAGCAGGACCCTGAACCCAGCGGGGGGACCGTGAAGCCTCAGCGGCGTTTGAGGGCGGTGTGACGGGTGTCTGAGTTCGTTATTGATTTCCCCACTCTTGGAGACATTGGTGATGCGTGGATTTCGCAGCATTGCAAAGTGCCGAACGGTGTGACTCGTGGCAAGCCGTTTCAGATGTCGGATTGGCAGTTCTGGTGCCATGCGAACCGCTACCGGATCCGTGAGGATGCGAAGTTTGTTCCCCCGGAGGAAGTGGGGCCGGATAACCCGCCCGTACTGAACCAGGCGTTCTTCTACCGCATGACGATGATCGTCGCGCCGCAGAAGACTGGCAAGGGGCCATATTCGGCGTCTCAGGTCGCGTTTGAGGCGTGTGGGCCTTCCGTGTTCGCGGGTTGGGCTGCCGCTTCCGACAAGTACGAGTGCTCGGAGCATGGGTGCCCGTGTGGGTGGGTGTACGAGTACATCGAAGGTGAACCGAAGGGTATGCGGCATCCGTCACCACTCATTCAGATCACCGCGTATTCGGAAGACCAGACGGCGAACATTTACCGCCCGCTGCAGGCGATGATCAAGCTCGGCCCACTCAAGCACATGCTTGCGGTGCGTGAGGGTTTCATTCGCATCATGGGGCAGTCCGAAGATGATGACTTTGACCGCATCGACATTGTGACTTCTAATGCCCAGTCTCGTCTTGGTAACCCGATTTCGGATGCTGAGCAGGATGAGGTTGGCCTGTACACGGCACGCAACAAGATGGTGAACGTTGCTGACACTCAGGCGCGTGGTGCTGCCGGCATGGGCGGTCGCACGCACCTGACTACGAACGCCTGGAACCCCGCAGAGAACTCTTACGCTCAGCAGATTTACGAGGCCGCTGAGGATGACGTGTTCGTCTTCTACCGCGACCCCGATAGGGCGTTGAAAGACGAGGACGGGAAGGCGCTCGACTACAAGAACCCGGATGATCGTCGCAAGATCCATGAGTACGTGTACGAGGGGTCTTGGTGGGTCGATCTGAACTCGATTGAGCAGACCGCCCGCTCGTTGATGAAGCGTGACCCGGCCCAGGCTGAACGGTTCTTTGGGAACCGTCTCAAGATGGGCCAAGGGCACTGGGTGACCGAGGAAGAGTGGAGCCTGAAGCGGTTCCCGATCCTCGTGAAGTCACGCACGAAGGTTGCCCTCGGTATGGACCTGTCGAACAACAACGACTGGACGGGGATCAGGCTCGAGACCGCTGATCAGTATCAGTTCACCCCCACGTATGACGTGGGAGGCGACAAGCGGCTGACGATTTGGGATCCCTCGAAGTGGGGCGGGTTCATCCCCCGCGGTGAGGTCCGTGCCGCGGTCGACCAGCTCGCGAAGGACTACGAGATCGTGCGCGCCTACATCGACCCTGCCGGGTCCGCGATGGGTGCCACGAGTGATGACGCGTTAGACGACGACGATTCTTGGCGTACTGAGCTTGCCGAGTGGGCGCAGAAGTACGGGCCGAAGGTGTTCATTCCGTGGGAGTGTTCCCGAGTCACACCGATGCACCGGTCGCTGGAGCAGTTCCGTTCGGTGATCCGTAACCCGGAGTCTGACTTCACGCATGACGGCTGCCTTACGACCTCATTACACGTTCGTAATGCGGTCATGGTCGCCAAAACGGGCAAGCGGTATGTCCTCGGAAAGCCTCGCGGCTCTGACCATCTCAAGATCGATATGACGATGAGTTCCGGTCTTGCTCACGAGGCAACTATGGACGCTACTAAGGACGATCTTTTCAAAACTGAACACGCCAGCCTTGTCTGGATCTAACGACCCGAAGGGGGTGCCAATGTCAGCAAAAACTGGTGAAGCAGCCCTGGAACGGGCGGTGCGCATTTACGAACGTCTCGACGCGAGGCGCACGGAGATTGACAAGGCCGAGAACTACTTTGGTGGAGCTCAGACGCTCACATTCGCTACCAAGGAGTGGCTTGACAAGAACGGAGCTCGTTTTAACGGGTTCTCCGATAACTGGTGTGCTACGGTCGCGAACTCTGAGAGTGAGCGTCTTGCGCATACGGGTATCAAGTACCGGGACCGAGGCGAAGGTGACGATGGGCTCGACACCTACGGTCGCAAGGCTGACGCTCTCGGGATCGCGACGTGGGATGACTGGCTCCGCAACGAGATGGACGCACAGCAGTCTCAGGGCATCCTGACAACGCTGATCGCGCGCCGTTCCTTCGTGTCAGTGTGGTCCTCCGACCAGGACGGCACTCCACAGTACGAGTGGGAGCACCCTGCGAATGTCGAGGTGGACTACCACTGGATGAACCCGCGCCAGCGTCAGGCCGCGATTAAGACGTGGCTGGACGAAACACACGAGTTCCTGCTCCTCGATGACGGCGCAAGCCTGTGGAAGTGGCGCCGGTCTCGCGAGCAAATGACTGACGCCAAGCAGGCGCAAACGGCACAAGCAAAGCAACGGCAAAACGGCACGACCGGTGGTTGGGACGCTTGGTCCGGAGCGGGCGAGGACACCTGGCCGATCCCGAACCCCATCGGTGAGGTGTCTTTCGTTGAAGTCCCAAACCGGCCCATGCTCCGAGGCGAGCCAGTCAGCGAGATTGAGGGCGTCATGCCCATGCAGGACGCAATCAACCTGCTGTGGGCGTACCTGTTCCATGCGGCAGATTATGCGTCGATGCCGGCGCGTGTGCTCCTGGGCACGAACCCGCCGATGCGCAACGTCCTTGACGAGAGCGGCAACGTGGTCGGTCAGTCTCCGATCACGATGCCGGAACTCAACGAGGCACGCATGGCGGTGTTCAACAACGAGAACGCGAAGATTGACCAGTGGGATCCTGCCCAGCTGGACCCGTTTACGAAAGTCATCGAGGTCGCAGTCGGACACATCGCTGCGCAGACGCGTACCCCGCCGCACTATCTGGTGGCGAACAAGGGCATCTCGAACCTGTCGGGTGACGCGCTCAAATCGGCGGAGATCGGTCTGGTAAAGAAAGCCGTGGAGTTCCAGCGCTTCGCCACCCCCGCACTTCGCGACGTACACCGCCTCGGGCATCTCGTGCGCGGAAACACTGCGCTTGCTGAGGCGACGAGGTTTGCGACGCTCACGTGGGCAAACCCGGAGATCCGTTCAGAATCGGAACTCGCTGACGCCCTCGTGAAGAAGAAGAGCATCGGATACCCCACGAAGTACCTGATGGAACTCGACGGAGTGAGCCCGACAGACATGCTCCGCATTGAGCGAATGCTTGAAGAGGAACGCGCAGCAGATCCGCTGAACCACGCGCTTCGAGACTTGGGGGGTGCTGATGATCCCGCAGGCGGCCCAAGCGCACTACCTGAACCAGCGGCAGATCGCAGCTCTCTCGGTAGCTGAGGTACGGCGGCTGTGGCAGCGTATGGGCAACGACTTCGATGAGTCGTGGGCCCAAATACAGGCTGCCGCAGTCGCTTCCCTCACACACGGGCAAGTCTCTGCCGCGGCCGACGCTGACAGGTATGTGCCGGCTGTGCTTCGCCAGACGGGGCAGGCTGACGTGCCGATCGCACGTTTACAGCCGCAGGCGTTTGGCGGGTGGGCTGTTGATGGGCGCGAACTTGACACGCTCATGTACTCGGGCGTGGCTGCGTCGAAGACCGCGATCGGGCGCGGGTATGGTCTCGAGGCTGCGCTGGCTGTCGGCGGGCGTGTGCTCGACAAGATCGTGTTCTCTGAGGTGACCGCAGCCGGAAGCTGGGCTGATCAGGCCGCGATGACGGTGCGCCCGAACCTGACTGGCTATGTGCGCATGGTGTCCCCTGGCGCGTGTAAGGACTGTCTGATTCTGGCGGGCAAGTGGTTTCGCTGGAATGAAGGGTTCGAACGGCATCCGTGGTGCAACTGCCGCCATATCCCGGCGGCGGAAGCGCTCGACGGCGACTATTCGACTGACCCGTACGCGTACTTCAGTAGCTTGGATCACGCAGCGCAGGACAAGCTGCTGGGACCGGTGGGCGCGCAAACGGTGCGCGACGGTGGCGACATCTACCGTGTCGTGAACGTGCAGGTCCGCGGCCTGGGCTTCGGGAAGCAGGCCCGCGCATACGGCACCCCGATGAAACTCACCCCGCAGCAGATCTACGCACAAGGTCTGCCGCGAGAAAAGACACTGCAGTTACTCCGCAGCGAGGGCTACATCACTGGCCCGCAGGTTGCTGGCGGGAACATTGTCGGCAGGTACCGTGAACGGTTTGACGGGATGACCTCAGTGCCGCGTGCGGGATCAGCGCGCGCTCGCGTCTACGATGCGCGGGCCACCGGGGTTCGTGACCCGCTCGACCGGGCGACGATGACCGCGCAGGAGCGTCGCCTGTTTGATGCCCAGTATCAGCTCTCCTACGCCCGCAAGTACGGGTACATGCCCCGCTCGATCGGGCAAAACTCAGCCGACGTGTACTCGGGACTCGTTGGCAAGACCGTGACTCGAGCTGATCTTGACCGCCTCGAAGCGGCAGTCTCCCGGCAGCTCTCCCGAGTCAAACCGGATCACAAGAGCATGAATGTGCTTGTTGATTCGCTCGGCTTGCGTGGGGATGCGTTCGATACGGAGCAGATCTTCAACGTTGTTGAGCAGCGCATGAACACCAATTTCTATTCAGCCACCGGCACTCGTCGGCGCTGACCTTTTATCTTCCACCGTGAAGGTGGGGCCGCGTGATGCGGCAACCCAAAGAGTCACCAATCCCGGTGGCTCTTTTTTTGTACCCAAAACCAACAGGGAGTGAGTCACTGATGGCTGACAACATCGAGCAGAACACCGAAACCGAAGACGTTGAGGAAGTCGAAACCGAAGAGGCAGAAGACACCGAAACCGAGGGTGACGGTGACACCACCGACGAAGATCCGTTCGCGGAAGAGCGCACCAAGCTGAAGAACACGGCTACCAAGGTTCGCAAGCAGCTGCGTGAGGCAGAGAAGCGAGCCAAGGCAGCGGAAGCCGCGCTCGCGGCGAAGGACAAGCCCGTCGAGGAGAACGCAATCGATGATGCGCGCCGCGAAGCCGCAACCACTGAGCGTAAGAAGCTCATTGGTCGTGTCGTTGGCGCGAAGGTCGAAGCAGCGGCAAAGGGTCGATTCGCAGACCCTACTGATGTTGAGCGGTTCCTTGACCTGAGCGAGTTCGTAGACGATGACGGCGAAATCGATGCCGATGGCATCGAAGACGCGCTCGCTGGTCTGCTCGAGAAGAAACCCCACCTGGCTGCTGAGAAGAAGCGGTTCCAGGGTGGCGGGCACCAGGGTTCGCGCGCTCCTGCGCGGCCTGGACAAATCAGCGCAGCCGAACTGGCTCGCATGTCACCAACTGAAATCGTGAAGGCCGAAAAAGAAGGCCGTCTCGATTCCCTACTCGGAAAGAAGTAACACATGGCACTGAACAAGTTCATCAAGGAAGTCTGGTCGGCAAAGATCCTTGTGTCGTTCCACGACAATGCTGTTGTCACCGGCACCGTTGACCGCGACTACGAGCAGGATGCAGTCGGCGCACGACGTGTGCACATCCCCGGCGTTGTCCCCGTTGAGGTTAAGGACTACGCGACCGGCGTAGCGCTCGACGCTGACGGCGATCCGATCGCGCGAACCACGGAGCCGGATGAGATCACCGATACCGGCGTTGATCTCGATCTTGACCAGGAGAAGTCGTTCGACTTCCTGGTTGATGATATCGACGCGGCGCAGTCCAACCCGAAGGTAATGGGCGCGTACACCGATTCGGCTGCTCGCGGCCTGAACCGTGACGCTGACAAGTCGCTGCTCGCCCTCGCAGTGACCAGCGGTCGCACCCTCGCCGGCTCCACTGCTGCTACCGACGCGAAGACCGCGTGGAACATCATCCGCGATCTTGCTAAGGAGCTCGACAAGGCTGAGGTCCCCGAAGACGAGCGCTTCGCGGTCGTGAACGCTGAGTTCGCTGCGCTTCTGCGCGAGCACGACAGCAAGATCACGAAGGCCAACGAGTCGGGTTCGACCGCTGGCCTGCGCCGCGCGACGCTGGGCGAGATCCTGAACTTCACCGTTCTGCAGTCGTCCAACCTCCCCCAGAAGGACAAGCCGCAGGTCACTGCCTACCACACGAGCGCTCTTGCGTTCGCGTCGCAGATCCAGAAGACCGAAGCAATGCGCGCCGAGAAGAAGTTCGCGGATCGCGTGCGCGGCCTCCACGTCTACGGCCACAAGGTGCTTAACAGCACCGGTGTGGTCACTTACACGGGGGCTTAAGCGTGGTTGCGATCAAGGGTCCTAACGGCGTTGTCGTTGATGTTCCCGGCTCGATCGCTTCCGGCCTTGTGCGTAGCGGGCAGCACTTCTATGTGAGTGCGCCCGCTACGTCGGCGGTTGAGCCTGTTGTCGAGACGGTGGTGCAGGAAACTGTGCCGGTTGTTGAGACCCCCGTTGTTTCGGTGGTTGCTGTGCCTGAGCAGTCCGCCATTGTGCCCGCGTCTGATGCTCCGGCAGAAGCGCCCGCGCAGCCCGCCGCGCCCGTTGAGGCTCCGCGCGGTAACGCATCGCGTGATGAGTTCGCAGCGTATGCCACCGCTCTCGGTATCGAGTTTGATGCTGAGGCTTCCCGTGACGAGATCCGTGCTCTCGTAGCTGGCAAGGAGTAACCCATGACCGCATTCGCGTCAGCCGACGACGTAGCAACGGCAATGAAACGAACCTTCACCGTCGAGGAGAAGGAATGGATCGACACCCTGCTTGAGCAGTCGGCTGACGCGATGCGCGGCATGATGAACGGGCAGTGGGTGTTCCCGAAACGCCAGTCCACGTTCACGGCGTACCCGATCGCGGGGAGAGTGAATCTCCCGCAGGGGTACGTAAAATCGGTGGATGCCGTCACGCGCGCCGGGGCATCAATCTCGTGGTCACGGTTTGAGGATCAAGTGCTGGTGAAGAGCGACTCGCCATGCGAGGTGACCTTCACCTACGGTCTCGCCACGTGCCCTCCTGTGCTGGTGGGGCTGAACGTGGTGATGGTGTCCTCAGCTATCACTCTCGTGGAGAACGATCTGGGGCTCTCTGTGGGCGGCTTGTCTTCGGTGGCGTTGGACGATTTCCGTATCGCGTTTGCTGACGGGGGCGACAAAACCGGGCACCTGGTACTCCCCCACATTCAGCAGCAGATGCTCCAGCAACGGTTCGGGCAAACCGGTTTCGTATTGGAGTTCAGATGAGCATCCTCACTGGCACCCGCACCATGGGCGCCGCACTTGCCGAGTCCCGCATGACAGAGACAGTGACAGTAGGCAGGTTCGAAAAGATCCGACGGCCTGGCGAGTTCGATCCGATCCTCACACTCGTGGAGACCTACTACACGGGCAAAGCTCGGGTGAAGTTCCCGTCCGCTTCGGCGAATGAGAAGTCACCGGCTGGGCAGCAGCTTGCTGAGACCCGCATCATCGTGTCACTGCCGTCTGCTGCAGCACGAGCCCCCACGGGCGCGCTCGTCCGCGTTGACGCGTCAACCGTAGACACGGCGCTTACGGGACGCATGTTTCGTGTCGATGGGTCCGCCCAGGCAGGGCAGACAACTGCACACAGATACCCGGTGACGGAGGAATCATGAGCGACGATCTTGACCAGCTCATGCATGATCTGGGCGAGTTCCCCAAGCATGCAGGCCGGTTCGTTGAGTCCGCGCTGAAAGGGACCGCGCAGGGCATGAAAGAAGACTGGCAGGATCTCGCAAAAGGGCCCTCCGGTGGACACGCGAAACGCTACCCCTCCTCAATCGACTACGACATCACCAGGTCGGAGTTCCCCAAGTACTCCGCGGAAGTCGGCCCGAACCTTGGGCGCACTCAGGGGCCGCTTGGCATCCTCGAGGAAGCCAACGGCGGCGTCAAAGCAGCACCGCAGAACCTTCGGGCGAGCGTGGTGCGGGCCAACGAGACTGACTTCGTGCGCGGCATGGAGAAAGCTCGTGAGGACGCGTTGCGGAGGGCGGGCCTGTGATAGCTGAATGGGATGCGCTCAAAGCATTGCTGGAATCAGTGGGGCTCGCAGGGCGCGTGCGTGATGCGCCCACCGATGACAAGGGCGAGGTGGTGCGCAGCGACTTCGTCGTGCTCTACGGCGCCGGCCCTGATGGGGAAGGCGACGGACGGTACGGCACTGTTCCGCGGCCTGATTCTGATGCCGAATACGAGTTCTGTGTTCGCGCAGTATCGGATGCCCCGGCTGGGGTGCGGCTCCTGATGGAGAAGGTGCTGCTGACTGTTGGTCGCAAACCAACGATCGCGGGCCGGCGCGCTGACCCAGTGACGATCGCGTTTGAGCCCGCAAAGGTCGACAACTCTGTTTCCCCGCCACTGCATTTTCAGGATGCGTGGCTCACGTTCACCTCGAGGAGGGGCTGATGGCGAAGTTCATTCGCGTGGAATCGAGGGTGACTGGTCACCAGTTCGACATCCACGAAGAGCAATTTGATGAGACGGCGCACAAGCGTGTGAAGCGGTATCCGCCGGTTTCGCGTCCGCGGCGTACGAAGTTCAGGGTCGGCAATTCGCCGGCCCTTTCTGTTTCCCCGGTTGGGGAGGAAGGAGCGACCGATGTCGCGAGTAATTCCGAAGGCGATTAAGACCGCCGGCACCCGCCGGGTGCTGTTTGTGCCTGGCGGTGTGGCCGACAAGAAGGCCATCAAGAAGACCGAGGCGGATGCGGCGAAGAACGTGTCCTGCTACCTTACGCAGTTCAACCAGACTGCCGACCAGGCAGCGATCCAGGATCGCCGGTACTGCTCGAGCCAGGTATTCGAGATTCCCGGCGAGAAGACGAAAAGCCTCGAGGTGTCGTACACCTTCAACCTCGCGGAACCGACCGAGGACGAAGCACGCGTCGCACTCAAGGAGAGCACGCGCGGCACCCTGATCCGGTTCCTGCAGAAGGACGAGGACGACGACAGCTTCGACGCTAACGACTGGTACGACGCCGTCGACGTCGAGTGCGGCGAGCAGATGGTGATCGACGGCGAGGACAACGCGCTCGATCGCATCAAGCAGAAGATGTTCATCCAGTCCGAGTGGGAGCCGTTCGCTCAGCTCGTCGCCTAACTAGCTCCCGGGGTGGGGTTGCCCACGAGCCTCACCCCGGGCTCTCCCCTTTCTTTTCGTGGCTTCGTGGATGGAGATTTGTTATGTCGTTGAAGTCAAAGCTGAAGGCGCGAAAGCCTGAACAGATGGACCTCATATTTTGCCTTGACCGGCCACTCTTGAAGGAGCTTGAGTCGGCGCAGGTTGAGCATGCTCGCGACACTGAAGGCCGGGTCTCGGTGCCGAAGAGCAAGCGTGTAAAGGATCTCGAGGCGGCGGTGAAGGACGCGTCGGTGACGATCCGTATCAGCTCGCTGCCCTGGGAAGAGTACAACGAGCTCATGCTCGCGCACCCTCCACGTGACGGGTATGACGAGCAGTTCAACTCTTCGACATTCTTCGAGGCTGCCGCGAAAGCTACAGCGGTTGAGGTCACTCCGAAGAGCACGGTCCCGATTCCTGAAGAGGACTGGGACGAGTTCGTTGCCGGCCTGACTGACGGTGAGTACGATCGGCTCGCCGGCGCCATTGTTGCAGTGAACCGGAACACCGCGACGGTGAATATCGCCCCTTTAGGGTAAGGCTCCGCACTGACAGCAGGCTGCTGCGGGATCTCCGAATCGCTGTCGAGATGAGGATCCCGCCCAGCAAGCTTTGGGGCAAGGAGCCCGAGCGCCGCCTCATCCCAGACGGGGACGGGTGGCGCATCGATCAGGAAGCCGAGTACAGCCGGGAAGACTACGAGCTTCTTGCTGCGCTACATGAGCACGAGGCGTCTATCGGCACGCACGGCCAACCGCTGGATGAGGCAATGTCGATAGGTGCGGACCCGTTGAACCCAAAGGGCACTCACCGGTACGAGGCCCGCCCGGTCCGGGATTGGGCTGACGACGCGTTGGAGCAGGCGCAGAAGGATCCCCGGTACTCGGGTGAGAACTTCTCTGCCGCTAGGAAGTGGCGCGTCTACAAAGTCGAACGTTGACCCTGCTGTTGCTGTTGCTGTTGCTGTTGCTGTTGCTGAGCAGCATAGAACCCCGCTTGGTAAGCACGCTGCAGCTCGGCTTGGTGTGCTTCTGCTGCCCGCCGCGGCTGGTTGACCAAACGCACAATGAGCCACACGATCGCGCCCACGATCACAAACGTCAGCCCTCCTAGCAGAAGTAGGAACGTTGGTCCGCCCAAGTTACCGAACATTTGATCTTCTCCTCTATGCAACTTCTTGCCCCCACTCTAGGGGGCTTTTCCTTTTAAGGGGTGCCCGTGGCTGACCGGATAGTAAAGATCAAGCTGGACGCTGATGCCAGCGGAGCAGTACGCGGGTTTGCGGCAGTCAGAGATGCGGCCGCCGAAGCTAAAACAAAGACTCAAGAGTCAGCTCGGTCGCAGCGTGCGGAGTGGTCGACCATCGGAACAGGCCTTACGGCTGTCGGCGTAGCTGTCACCGGTGTGGGGCTCGCAGCTCTCAAGACTGGCGTGCAGTACAACACCCTGCAGCAGACAACTCGTGCAGCGCTCTCGACGCTCCTGGGATCGGCCCAGGCGGCGAATGCGCAGATGGACAAGCTGGACGCCTTTGCTCGCAACTCTCCATTCGCGAAGCAGACGTTCATCACTGCTCAGCAGCAGATGCTCGCTTTCGGCATCGAGACAAAACAAGGTGATTCCGTATCTCGACTCGGTGCAGAACGCCGTCGCAGCCATGGGCGGTTCGAACCAGCAGATCTCCGAGATCTCGTTCATCATGTCGCAGATCTCAGCTGCGTCAAAGATCACTGGACAAGACCTTATGCAGTTCGGCCAGCGCGGCATCAACGCTGCCGAGCTCATTGGTTCTCAGATGGGCAAGACTGGCGCCCAGATTCGCGAAGACATCACTGCCGGCGCGCTGGACGCAGACGTCGCGCTCGATGCACTCGCCGCTGGGATGCAGGAGAAGTTCGGCGGCGCGGCTGCCAACGTCAAGAACACCTTCTCGGGCGCGATGGACCGAGTCAAGGCGGCTTGGCGGGACTTTGCTTCTGAGCTAGCACGCCCACTCGTGGACCCGAACGGCGGCGGGGCCCTGGTTGATCTACTCAACTGGGCAGCCGACGCAATGCGGGCGTTCGAAGACCTCCCGGCTCCTATCAAGGGCACAGTGTCAGCACTTACAGGCCTTGTAGGAACTGGCGCCCTCGTTGGGGGCACGTTCATGCTCACCTATCCCAAAGTCCTCGAGTTCAAGGACGCGCTGAGTGCCGTTGGCGGAATCGCCGGCATCGCAAAGGGTGGGCTCGCGCGCGTCGTCTCGTTCTTAACCAGCCCATGGGTGCTTGGGCTTGCTGCCGCCGCCGCATCCGTTGCGCTGTTCAACGCCGCGATGGAGAATTCCAAGGTATCGTCCGAGCAGATGTCCTCGGCTCTCAAACAGGGCAGTAGTGCACTTGACGAGATGCGGTCTACAGCAAAGGCAAACGAGCGAGGGCTAGCGAAGATCTTTGTCGACCTCGAGTCGAAGCTAGAGAATTTGCCAGCGCTCTTTGAAAGAACTGAAGGTGCAGCACGCGGGTTCTGGGCGAACAACTGGAACGACAGTGCTGCGTTGGATTCCATCGAGACGCTGGGCCGAGAACTGGCGTCACTGGCAGCCGAAGATCTACCTGCCGCACAGAGCGCCTTTAAGCGGTTCGCGGATGAAGGCGGGCTTAGCGCCAAGGACGCGATCTACGCCCTCAACACTCACATGCCCACGCTCAAGGAGCAGCTACTAGACGCCGCAAGCGCGGCAGGAATCGCTACTGATGACTCGACATTGCTGAGTATCGCGATGGGCGAAATTGATGTCGCTGCGGAGGCTTCGAAGAGCTCCCTCGAAGGTATCGCTGGGGCTGCTGTCGACACTACTGAAGCAATCTCGAAGCTCGCGGAGGAGATCCTCAACTTTGGGTCTGCTCAGATTAGTGCGGACCGTGCAGCTATCGACTTGCGTGCGAAGTTTGATGCGCTGAACAAGATCGTCAATGAGGGCGCAGGGTCTCTCGACATCTATACGGATGCGGGGCGTAAGACTGAGTCGGCGATTCTCGACGTCGCGGAGGCCGCCAAGAAGAACGCAAGCGCGATTCTCGAGGCGACCGGTAACGAGGAACAGGCTAACGCTGTCCTTGATGAGGCGCGACAGAAGCTGATCGACCAGCGCATCGCTTTGGGTGACAACGCGGCGGCGGCGGAAGATTGGGCGGCACGCCGAGTGCCGACTGCTGATCAGGTTAAAGCCGCGCTCGAACGCGTGAGCGATGCAGCGAATGACATCCCGGAAGACACCTCAGCGAATGTGAACACTGACGCGGATAAGGCGACAGGGAAGCTCACCGCGACGAAGGGTGCGCAGAACGCCATCAAGCCGACTGTGGGCACGCGCGTTACGGCTGACACGTCGGGCGCGATCGGACCGCTCCAAGCAGTGAGTGGGTGGCTGGCGCGAATCGCGGCTGGCGCGCATGCGCGAATTACCACATCGGGTGGGTCAACCGGTGGCGGGTCAGCGGGCGGGGGCCGTTCCGGCGGTTTCTCAGGAGGGCGCGCGAACGGTGGGACGATCGGTTTCGCTCAAGGCGGGACGATCCCTGGGTACGCCGGCGGCGACACTATCGGTTTTGGTGGCGGTGTCCGCAACGGCACCGTGTGGGGGCTTGGCACCGCGAAGTCCGACTCGATCAACGTGAACCTTTCACGCGGCGAGGAAGTCATCCAAGAGCCGTATGCGTCACTCAACCGTCCGCTCTTGAAGGCGATCAACCGGGGCGATTTTTCGCCTTCGATGATGCAGCCTCAGATCATCGTGCAAGCCCCTCGCTCACCTCAGGGGCAGGCGCAGGTGATCTACAACGACAACTCGACGCAGATTAACCCGGTAGCTGAGCCGCGCTCGACAGAGCAGCGGCGGAAGTCGCAGCGTGCTGCACATGGTGTGAAGGGACTCGTTTAGATGTCTGTTTGGCTGGTCGATGATGTGGATCTGGATGATGTGTGGGGGCGGTGGGCGGTGGACTGGGGCACAGCTGTCCCCGCTCCCGCGCAGCGTAGGGTCTCGAAGCTCGTTCTGCCCAACCTTGACGGCGCGATATCGCGGCGGCAGGGCTGGGGTAGCGGAGCAGTGAATCTGACTGTCTCGATCTATGAGGCGGGAGCTTCTGCCGAGAGTTCAGCGATCTTTCTTGCGGCGTTGTTTGCTCGAGCGGGCACGCTAACGCGGGTCATGGCAGACGGGACCCGGCGCACTGCCGAGGTCGTGGACATGCTGGTTGCGGAGCCGGAGCGCCTATCGCTCAAGTTCTGGCGACTCCGCGTCCAGTTTGAGACGCAACCGTTTTGGTGTGAGGGTGCCCCTGTCGCGGAGCCCGCGCTGCCGGTCCCGGGTGAGGTCGTGTTTCCTCGGTGGGCTGGCACGACTGGGGATGTGCAGGACGGCGTTATTCGGGTGAAGGGTCCGGCCGAGTCGGTGAAGATCACTGGCTCGGACGGGCGCGGCCTGTCGTTCACGCATTCGCTGTCGGCGTCGCAGTACGTGTTTGTTGATGTGCGTGCGTTTCGTGCGTGGCGTGGCGGCGCGTCCGCCTGGGCGCCGACGGGGACGCGTGTCCCTCTGGATTATCCGCCAGCCGGAGCGCTTCGCCTCTCCCCTGCCTCTGACGGGCTGCGTCTCGCCGTGGCGGGGTCTGGGTTTACTGATGATTCGTCTATCACTGTGCGTGGCGCGAAGTGGTGGCTGTAGGAGGAAATTGTGTCGGACATGATGCGTGCACGCCTGGTGGCGTTCGAGCCTGACGGCGCCCTGGTTGAGGTGCTCCGTGACGCTGATTTGGTGTCGTGGGATGCGTCTTTTGCGCAGAACGATCTGGGCGCTCTGTCGGTGAAGGTTCCGGCTGTCACTGATGTGGCC